CAGATACAACAACATGGTCAATTCCTGCTTCTGTTGCTTCTGTTGACCAGATACGAACAAGATCATCTGCTTCGTAACCGTCAGTAAGAATTGCACCCTCATAGTCATTTACACAATGTGACTTCAGATCATCAAACCATTCAGGTTTAGTAGATCTTGACTTAGAACGAGATGTAGATTTTTTGTAATCAATATACAATTCATCTCTAAAGTTGTTAGGGCCACCAAAAGCCATAACGTAGTCATCTGTGAACATGTGTTCAAGAATGTTATCAAAGATATCTTTAAACTTAGTTTTAGCTTCACCTAGCGTGGGCTGATTCCACATAGCCATGTATAATAGAACATCACCATCAATAATTGCTAGTGTCATAAAATCCCCTTTCTATGGGTTTTGGTCTTTAAGGTCAGGTATTTTTTCGTAATCTATTTCAATGACTTCTACACTCATCATTCTCAGGAAATCGATACCTTCAGTGTTCTTGTAGTTTGTGTGATAGACTACTTTAGAAAACCCTGCTTGATAGATTGATTTTGCACAATCTAAACAAGGAGCTGTTGTTGTGTAACAAGTAGCCCCAAGACTGGAGATACTTGATTTTGCTACTTTGCTGATCATATTCGTTTCAGCATGAAGAACGTATGGATACGTCTTGTTGTCTAAATCTTCACACTTATTAGAATGCCAACCAGAAGGAGTGCCGTTAATACCGATTCCGATAACATTGTTTTCCTTTACTGCTATTGCGCCAACTTTTCTTTTCCTTGCATGACTTTCTGAGGCAGCAATAAAAGCCATCCTCATATACATCCTATCCCATTTATCCATTCATTTCATCTTCTTCTTGATACTCTTTCCAACTATCATACTCGTAATCCAATCCCCAATCCGAAATAAGTTCTTCTGGTAGATTGTCTTTCCAGTCTTCGTCTTCAAAATCAATACTCCAAGACTGATCTTCACGATCTTCGTACATACCTACAAACATCATACCAGGTTCAAAATAGGTTGCTCTGATTTCTAGATTGTGTAGAAGTTCACCTTCAGCATACGCTACTGTGGGTGGCCCCCAAGCACTGTCGAAGTTAAGAGTTAGTTCAAGGTTATCGTAGTCCATATCCCAGTCAACCTCTCGAACTTCCCACTTAGTACCCCAAGCTTCACAAGCTTTGCCGTAATCCCATTCTCCAATAGGATTTAATGTTTCCAAAAGCTTATCATTCTTACAAGCTTCTACTAGAAGCTCTAGCTTTTCTTTAGTTCCTGCGATAGTTACGCTGTTCATACACCAATTAGGCATTAGTCTTCTCCTTTATATGCTTCACATGTTTTGCTAAAATTTGAAAATGCAATAGGCGCATTATCGGGATCATGCGACCACCAACGTCTAGCACCTTCTTTTTGTTCTGAGCTAAAGAAACGGTAGCAACTAGACTGAGTGCAGTCTGAGTCACAAAATGTTCTGTCTTTATAACACATCATTTTCTGTTCTTCTTTCCATTAAGCATACGATCTTCCAGCTTGTTAACATTATGTAGCATAAGGTCTTTCAAGCTATATCCTCGTTGTTGAGCGATTACGGTAACAAACCAGAGTACATCAGAAAGTTCATCCATGATTTCTTTTGTACGTTCTTCTCCTTTTCGAACCTCTCGCATACGTTCAGACATAACCTCCCCGACTTCACTTGCAAGGCCAGTGAATAGGATTTCGTCAGTAGTTCCCTTCTCTACAAATTGCATTGCAACAGAGTTATAAATACCTGTTTTCATACCAGCTGTTTTGTAAGTTCTTTCTGGAGCTTTGTATTCAGGAAGTTCATTATAGCTTGCCATTATTTCACACCTTTTTCTTTAAGATCATGAGTAATAATATAGAATGCACCAACAGGAGAGTCTAGTGCAGCTTTAAGGTCAAGTAGCTGTTGATAGCTCATTTCAATCAACTCGTACTTATTCCTCTTCTCGTTGAATTGCCTAATATAGACAACACTGCTGTCGTCAAAAAACAAGGTTACATCTTCGAATTTACCTGTTTCATCAAGTGTTGTTACAATAGTTTCTTTGTCTTCCATTTCAACAGTGTACATTTACCATTTCCTTGTTTTCCAATAAACCCAAGCTTCAGCGCAGTGATTTTTTCCTAGAAAAAAATCTAGGTATTTAACTAGATTGAATCTTCTTTCTTTCTTCCACTGCCAATTTCTTGCTGAGAACGTTTGACCAATATGACCGCCAAGTATCACATTAATCAATACAGATAACGCAGTTACTACTCGAAATATATAGGACATTATTCATCCTCGTTAGCTAATTGTTCATCACGGCCTTCCATATATCCAGCCTCATAACCATAGTCATATCCATTATCATATGCATCATCAACTTCTTGTTGCCACTCTTGTTGGTTCAGATAAGGTTGTAGTTTATAAAGTAGCATTTCTTCAAGTTCAGAAATTAAGTACTTCATATCATCAGGTAACTCGATACCTTTGAATTTGATTTCATTGTAGAGTACATCAAACTCTTTTTGTACGATTGTTTTACTTGATACTGTTGCCGACATACCATTTTCCTTCTTTGTTATAGTAACGTTGATAAAGGTTTTCTAGACCTTTTTTGTCAGGATGTTTTCGAACCCACATACCTGTGGCGGGTTCAAACTCTTTCTTAAAGAAGTTATCAAGCTTCTTATTACCTGTAGAAACACTCGTATCTACAAGATAAGATAGCCTGTCAAACTCTGCATCAGACATTATGCTGTCGTTCTTGTATTCGTAAGCATAAGCAGCAACAGCAAGACGTATTCTGAGACGTCTCTGATAGGGGACAGTATCTTCATTCATTATAACCCTTTACTCCGTATTTGTCGATATCATTCAGGATAGCTTTAAGCATCCACTTAATATCGTCAATATCGTCACCAGAAACAGTTACAGGTTCTTCTGTCCAACCCGCTTCTTCTCCTTCTCCAAAAAGTTCAGATGGGTAGTATTCATGAACAGCAAGGTAAGAGTAATCCTGACCGCCATGAGTAGCGGTATGCCTCATAACTTGATAGTGCCAACCTTTAGCCATATTAACCTCCATAGTATTTAATTATACGATTGAATGCGTAAATATCTTGAACAAGACATTCCCAATCTTCTTCTTGATGAGGCTCTTTATATTTAAGATTATCTAGGCGTTCACGTTCTTCTATGCAAATGTCACGAGAATCTTCAAGTGCAGCAATAATGATCTCATTTAGAAATTCAAAACCTGCATTTGTTTTCATAGCACTCATAATTATGTCTAGTGCATTCATAGCAATCTATCCTCTTATTTTTGTTAGACTTCACTCTTCATTCAAGCAAAAGCTACACCAATCTTCTTCTGTAGTTACTGGTCCGTTACACGAAACACAACGTTTAGAGTTGATACGTTCTCGTTCCGTAGAGCGTTGACGCTCTTCTTCTGTCATTTCACGAATATCTTTCTTAGTGGACTTCATAGTAGTCATCTCCAATTTTACAGTCGCCACAGGTCATGATATTAACACCAAGTTTCTTAGGTGCTTCTTCAAAGCAGCGCATGATTATCTCACGAGCAGCTTCAGCTTGGTCTTCTCTTACTTCATAAGTTACCTCGTCATGATAGAACAAAAGGATAGATGTATCTAGTCCAGCCTTTTCAAGTTCTTCTTCGATCATTAGGATTGTGTACTTCATTACTACTGCTTCAGCACCTTGAATAAGATAGTTAAGAGCTTTGTGAGAAGACTCTACCATAATAGGTCTTCCGTCTAAACCAAAGATCTTTCCTTCTTCTTCAGCAGCAGTCTTTACATCATCAATCAACCGCTTTAAGCTAGGGATAGCATCCATAAACTTTTTCTTAGCCTTGTTACCTTCAGCTTCAGAAACGTTAAGAATTGAACCTAACTTCCTTCCACCCGCACCATACAAAAAGGCAAAGATAAAAGGTTTAGCTGTAGCACGGCTGCAACCTAGAATATCCGCATTTTTCTGATGGATATCTCCTTCAAGAACTTCTTTAGTAAAGTCTTGATCTTTCATAAAATGAGCTAGAAGTCGAAGCTGACAAGCTGCACTATCAGCAGACACTAGTTTATAACCCTCTCTTGTTATAAATAGTTTTCGAAACTCTGGACCAAGCACTGCCTTACCGCTAGGTAAGTTAGCGATGATCTTGTGAGTTTGACGAAAAGTTGGAGTACCGATATTGAAAACATCACCGTGCAATTTTGAGTTTTTATCAATATACTCAAACCATCCTTTTAAGATAGAATAGCGAGATCTTAGAGTGTAATACTCTGTAAGAGCCTTGCCTACATCCCCCAATTTCTGTAGTGAGCTGTCTGTGAGTTTTGGCGATACCCTGACGAATTCGCCTTCAACCTTTTTCCAGTTCCAGTCGTCTGGTTGCCAGCCGATAGAATAAAGATAAGTCTTAACAGTGTCAGTATTACCCACATCGCCAGCATCAAGACTAATCCTAGTGTACTCCCCCCATACAGGAAGGCTGGATTTATCAGAGAGATCATAAGAAGAGGGGTCAAAGCCGCCAAACCAAGACTCAGTGTGACTATAGTATTTACCAGACTTTTTGAAAGCTGGTTTTTTAGATGGAACTGTTGGCCATCCGTGTCCATTATTGTCATAAGTTTCTCCTTTATCTTTTAGTTCTTGAATAGCCTCTTTAATTTTCTTTACAGAGCCATCAGGTGAGTTAGCTACACAGCCAAGTTTAGGGTTAATGTAAGACTCAATGTCCTTTAGTTGTTTCTCAATACTGTCAGCTAGTTCTCTAGCAGCTTCAACATTAAAAGGCCAACCATTAGTACACTGCTTAACCATAATACGATCCATTTCCATTTCAGATCGTAATGCCATCAAGATGTGGTTTTTACCATTAGAATTTTGAATGATTCTTTTCAATTCTTTTGTAAGATATTCAAACACTTTTACACCAAGCTTAACGTCTTGTTTCATGTAGTTAAACATGTCTTCGTTAAACTCTTCCCAACCGCCTTCGTAGTCTCCTTTATAATCTTTAAAGAACTCACCCCACTTTTTCAAGGAATGCCCAAATCCAAACCTAGTAAAGTTTTGTAGTTGAGACATAACTTTAGTACACTTAACCTTACTATTGTCGATATCCCAATCAATACCGTACAGGCTTGCTAGCTTTCTTAATGCAGGTATGTCATAGCCAAAAGCATTATGAGCAATAACAACGTCTGCTTTTGAGAGCAAGTTTAGGAAGGACACGAAGTCCTCCCTGCTGTTTTTAAACCAGTACTCTTTTCCAGTTCTAGTATCGATGGCACCTGCGCAATGAAACTTAGTTACTTCGTTTAAAAGGCCGTTAGCCTCGATATCAAATACTAGATTCATCAACTTTCCTCATTTCTTTTGACATATTATAGAGAAGATAAGCGATATTATCTCCATAAGCGTCCTCTAAAGTCCTTTCCCAAAATAGTTCTGCCCAGTACTCTAAAGCGTTTGCTAGCTCTTCATATTTGCCACCCTCAATATTAAATTCAAGATCATCCAATGCGCCGATATTCTTCATCCATCATTTCCACTTCTACTTCACGGTATATTTCGTAAGCCTCATAAGCTTTGTGAATTGCTTGACGAATTGATACATCATGTATATTACGATAGGCTTTTGCCATACGTCTGATATATAATTGTTCAAACTTCTTAAGCATCTAACAGGTTCTCCATCTCGCTTTCAATATCCTGCAGCATTGCTACATGTTCATCTAACAGGCTAGACTCGTAGTCACCTGTTTCATAAAGGTAATGCAAAGCTGTTTTAACTGCATGCAACGCATTACGAAGATCACGTTCTGCATTTTTAAAAGCTGCTTCTTGCATTGCGTTAAACATGACTTCTTCATCGATCATACGATATCTCCATCTACAAAATCAGGCCATTCATCGTCAAGTTTATAAGGTGTTCTACCTTCTTTGTCATTGTAGGCTTCTGCTATGTCTTTTTCAAACTTAGCATGTAATTTAAAATGATGCAGCAGATCATAAAGATCCGCTACAACTTCTTTCATTTCAGGACCATAAGCAAGATAGTGATTACTATCTGCAGGATCCCACTCCTCTAAGTCACTTTCAATAGTGGTAATAGCGTACTTAAGATTGTAGATTATCTGATTATCATTCATTCTCGATTACCTCTACTAGACGGTTTGCATACCAAGCGATTTTCTTGGCATCTTGAAGCTTAGCGTCTTTCTTACCCAAGCGACAAGCATACTTGAATACTTGTCCGAGAAGGTGAGATTGAACACCGTTATGGTGAGCTAAAATATACTCCATCAAATCCATATACTCAAGACCCTCTGGAAACTTAGTGTAAGCTTCTTTTGGGATCATCTTGTAGTGTTTAGGATTGATGATTTGGTCTTGTTCTTCTTTAGACATTTCTTCAAAAGCACCATGAAAGTCAATATCTTTTAGATGTTCATCCATTTCCTTTAAGATTTTCTCATGTAATTCTTCAGAACCCCCAAAGACTTTACCCATAAGGTTAGGGATTTCGTCTCTAAAGTTTGTTTCTTTCTCACAGTATTCTTCTAAGTTGTAGCCCTGTTCTTCAGCTATTTCTTTGATAATACGTTTCTCTACACGGTTCATTTCATTACCTTTATAGTTAAGAATGAGCGAGTCTGCCCAAGCTTTTATTGTATATTGAGAGTTAAGAGTTTCTCTCATTCTGCCATCTTCTTCAATACGAATATAAGGAAAGTGACCTACTGATTTGTAGATAGCCCATGCATCAATAGCCTTTTGAAATTGATCCGTAGTAAAGTCTAATTCTGCATCAAAGTCTTTGTAAACGTGGTAGAAAAACATGTTACGCTCCTGCTTTTAATTTTTGGATATGGGCTTTAAGGTCAGCTTTGTTATCAAAGCCGTACATTTGTGCAGCTAAGTTTTCAGCTTCATATCGGGAATACCCTGCATCATACTCCAGTATAGCTGCACGTTCC